ATACGCATTATCATGAGTATTGTATCTGTAGTGGAGAGGTTTCAGGACGCACAGACGACGGAAACCGCGTCCGGATATACGCACACGCGTATTTTCCGCGTGATGATTGATGCCCCCAGCGCAACGGGACATCATGAGGCATTGCAGGCCGAAGGGATTCCTCGCATGTATGAGCTTTTCCCAATTTATGATGGAACCCAGGTCATCAATCGGAACGCAAAACTTTTGGATGCAAATTCAAGATTAATGTATCAGGTTCAGATCGACTATGGAATCCAGTCTGGAAGCTCTGCTTCAGTCGCTAAAAAGCCATGGGAAAAAAACTCGCTTTTTGACTTCGATTTTGTCGAGGCTCCAGAGCCGCTATTGCAGGATTTTTCAACGCCTCCGAAACCTGTTTTAAACTCCTCCGGCGATTTTTTCGAAAATCAGTTGATGCAGGATAAAGTCAAGCTAAAAATCATGGTCCGGCGGGCACGGTTGAATTATGATCCGGATTCCGCGTGGAGCTTGCTGAATACACTCAATCCCGATCAGGTGACATTGCGGACTTTTGGGACCTTTCCGGCAAAGAAATTGAAACTTCGCGTATGGAAGGGAACTGAAACGGAATACACAAATTCCTCTACCGGATCGATTACGACTTATTTTGACGAATATCTTGAGTTTCTTTGTGACGGAAAAGAATTTGTGGTTTCGGCGTTGGACGCCGGATTTTACGCGACAGACACCGAAGGGAAAAAGTCCCGGATTCTGGACGAAAACGGGAAGCCGAAAGTAACCGCGTCCCTGCTCAATGGTGCCGCAAGGGTTAGCGATACTCCTGTGTATCTTGACTTCAAAAACGCGGATGTTGCAACCAGCTGGGGAATCATGTTCCCAATCTGAAAAGGACTGTTTTTATGTCTGAAAAAATTTATGGATTTTCGGAATCGGACGCCGGACGTGTCAAGAAGGCGGTCCAGAAGTCGGAACAAGTACGCCCTGTTGCCGGGTGGAAGAATACGCCGATTCTTGCTGGAGGAGAGGAAGAGGAAAACACCTCGTTTTTCTCTGATTCATGGTCCGGTCCGTTCGCTGTTTCGATCGTGACAAAAGAGAATGAAGAGAAAAAACTTTTTATCAAGGGGGGAGCGGTCACTGCGAACGGCGTTTTTTTTGACAAAGTCGCGGATGCAGAACTTGACCTTGCGACGGGATATGTTGCTGTGCATCTCACTTTGAGCAATGGCGGTGTATGGTCCGTCCCGAATTTTAAAATAATCGAATTCAAAGATATAGATGCGTCCCATTGTCCGGTTGCGTTGATTGAGCTTGATGCGGACGGAGAGTATGTGATTCACCAGGGGCGTATCATTCAAGCGCAATTCATTATCTCAAAAACCTGCCCGCTTGCGAGGTTATAATGGCAGACTTTCCGGATGATTTTTTTAGACAGGAAGATTCGGAGCAGTCCGGCGGAGGAGGGACTGGAAGCGGCGGGGATGCCATTCCCGGAACATGGGGATACGGCGGCGGTGGCGCTGGCGGCGGGCCGGGAGGAGACCCGGGGGATGAAACAGATTATATTTCAGGATACTGGACACATGACGACGAAGAAGAGCCGGAAGAGGATAAAAACATTCCGGGAGAATGGAAATCGGTCAAGGTGAATTTTCCGTTTTTGAAGGTATCTGAAAAAAAATCCCTCCTTCTGCATGATAATTTTCTGCTTCTGGGGCAATTACTTTGCCCGAATGATCCGCAGCTCGTTATTTTTCTCTCGCCTGATGTTTGGATGAGGCATTTGGATTGTGTTCTTCTACGTCTTTCCAACTCAAGAAGTTTTTCAAAATCACTGGATGAAGATAAAAGAAAAATCAACTATTGGATTGACTGGGGCGTCCCCGGAAAGTTTGACGTGTCGCTCCGCTGGCAGTCCGGGCATTACAAATACTCTGAAATCTCGCAAATGCGGGTGTTCCTGTTCGGAATTGAGCTCGGATGGATCAAAATACCCATATCGAATTACCTGACCGTTGCACGAATTGAAATCAAAAAAGATTACACGGTATATGTCAACTATCGGAAAGGGTCTCTTCGGACGGTGGTTTGACATCTTTCCATAATAAAAGGAGCCGGACATGTTTTATGTAAACGCAGCCTCGCAAATATTCACGGCCAATGCCGAAAACCTGACCAACCCGGCGACTGCAACCGCAAAGCCGATTCTTTTTTATAACTCCTATCAGTCCTACCAAATAAAAATTCTGAATGCAGACAAAACCCCGTTTGTATTTCAGACCGGAGACCGCGTTTCCGTGGCCGTGGACAAAGATTTCAAGGCGTCTACGCCTCTCATGGCGTATCTGGATAACTGCACGATTCAGGACGCGGCAAATGGCATTCTCGCTCCGAAGATTGATTGTTCGGCGCAGTCGTTTTTCGATAATGTCCAGAATGGAACGATTTTCCCAGTTATGGAGATTGTTCTTTTCCGGGACGGTGACACACGCGGGATTGTGCTGGTGCAGGATGCCGTCACCGCAAAACCGCGCGTCCAGACAACCGAGGGCTCACCGGCTTCCGGAACACCGGGATATTATACTGATATTGAGGTGGATTCAAAATTCGCCGCCGCGCATGAGGTTCAGTATTCCGCCAATGGGACCGACTGGACAGACTTCAAAGGCGAGACAGTCAAATACATCCGCTTTCGGCACGTTGACGGATCGTATGTTGTTCTTGATTTATCCACATTTGCCGCAGGTGTCCCCGGGGAACAAGGGCCGCAGGGAATTCAGGGGCCGCAGGGCGCGCAAGGCCCGCAGGGTCCACAGGGCGAACAGGGGCCGCAGGGAGAGCAAGGCCCGCAGGGGATACAAGGCGTTGCCGGACAGGACTTGAAGTTTGACGCCACGGGCACCCTGGACGAACTCGACGTTTACGCCTCGCGCGAGGCTGGTTTTACCTTTGGAGGAACTGAAACGGACGGAACCGCCGGATGGACGAAATTATACATCTATGTCAAAAAATCGTCCGGCCTCAATGACTGGTATACACCCGCGATCATTACTTATTACTCGAAAAATGGAAAAGACGGCGAAAACGTCAAATTGATTGAACCGACGGAATTTTCGAAACCTGACAATGAGGATAATGTTTTCATTCTCGATGTTGCAGACTTTCCGGCGGTGGATATTTCCGGCGTCTATATCGATACCGCGGACGGAGAATTGCGACTCCCGTATAAATCCGCTCTGGGCGTGACGGAGATTATAAAGACAACCGACAACAAATTCAAAATTTACTTTGGTGATCTTGTTCCGGCATACGAAACCGGACGCGTTTATTTTTCTCAGGGCGTCGGGGCCATGACGCACTATCAGCTGTATGTTGCCAATGGCGGAACGCTTTCTTTCGATGATTGGGTTGCCGCCGGTTCTGCCGCGATTCCGGACGCACCAGCGGACGGACGGCTATATGTGCGCTGTAATGGCCGTTGGGTAGTTCTGGAAGGCGGTTCACGTCTCGTAATCACCGGAACGACATCTTATAGCACCTCCGGCAATTTGACGGTGCCTTTCTCGCTCTCGCTTGATGCGGTTGCCTCTGATGATTCAGACCTTTCATTTGCGGTTACAACCGGAACGCTTCCCGCAGGGCTGATACTGACCGGCAATGTTATCTCCGGAACTCCGACCGCGACGGGAAGCAATACGGTCAAGATTACCGCGTCCGCCGGAACGGAAACACTGGAAGTAACCGTTGTGTTTGACATTGGTGAAGCACCGGCGAAAATGGCATACGGCTACATCACTTCGGCGGTCGCCGGAGCAATCACCAGCGTGACGCAGATCACCAGCGAGATTCTGACCGCCGCCATCACAGCCGGGACCATGACGGAGACCGCCATCTCGACACTCGGGAAAACCAGCATCGGAACTGTTCCTGCTGGCGCGTGGCCGGTAGTGCTGATCCCGTCTGCCGCTACTCTTGTTGCGACAAAGGACAATGGGCTGGGCGGGAAGGTTGCCTTTGCCCTCAACAACGGAGTGAACGGCTCTGGAGCGAACGGAAACACCGTCACACTCGGGACGGACACATACAAGGTCTACGGTGAGTTCCAGCTTGTGACCGCAACACAATCAATCTATATCGATAATGAGGAGTAAAATTTATGAGCATCATAGCCACAAACGGAAGTCTGATCCCGAACGCGGTGGATACCCCACTGGACGCCAGAACGAGAATTGCGGCATTGGTAAACATCCCTGATATTGAGATGCCTTTTGTCGGGATGCACTTTTACGTGACCGGAACGGGTGTCGAATATATCGTCAAGACGCTGAAAAGCAAGACCGTCGGTACTCTGGAGGTCCCGGAAGCGCAGATCGACACGTATGAGGCCGTCCCGGACGCAGGAGACATTGAAGCGGTCGTTGATGCAGTCGCCGGCAAGGCCGACGCGGCGGATGTTGCAACGCTTGCGGGCGTGGTTGCCGGCAAGGCGGATGCGGAAGACCTGGAAGCGCTGGCCGCCACTGTCGGAACAAAGGTTGAGGATTTCGCCTTCACCGTCGCGGTAGATGCCGAGACCGGCGCGGTTACCGCCTCGTATACTCCCGCTGGCGGATCGGCAACGCACCTCACGGTGTCGGAAGATAAACAGACGATCACCATTCCGCTTTCCGTGCTCGGAATCTCCGGGCTCTACACGTTTTTCCTGTTCGACTCTGCCGGGCGTTTACAGGCAAATACGGAGGAACTTTCCTACCAGATCACTGGTGGCGATTTGCTTCTCACGTGGGGCGGCGGCTGGACGGCGGGAACATGGACACTCCATGCACAAAACGGCAAAGGAGAGCAGGGCATACAGGGAATTCCAGGGGAAAGCGGATCGACATACGCCGGATGGACAACCTTGACTTACGCGGCCAGTATCGCGCTTTCACGCTCCACCGAAATGAAGGAAAACCAGAAACTCACGCTCACGGGAAATGTAACGCTGACCGCTCCGACGCTCTCGGAAAGTTACCCGTTGCTCCTGCTGGAAATCACAACCGCCGGTTATGCTGTTTCTGTTGGAGAAAATACCCTGATTGCCACGTCTGACAGCAAGTATCTTGTCGGCTGGTATTGGAATGGAACAGAAACGCGGCGGCTGGCCGTGGCAGAGGTGATTTGATGAAACCGTTTGATCTATACCGGATGTTTCAGCAGAATGTCTATTTGCTCCCGTTTTTTTCTTGGATGGAAACAACTATTGTTGGGACCATCAGTATGACTATACAAATTCCATTTGGAAGTAAGTTGTTCATAAACTGGGGGGATGGAGTTACTGATTCTTTTACTGGAACATCTTCTCAAATTGCTATTTCTCATACGTATTCTTCTTCTGGACAAAAATATATTACGGCTTCTGGAACTGGTTTTTTTGATATGGCCCTTTTGGTATGCCTAAATTTTCACAGTCTATTGCCGATTTTTTATGTTTCTGAAAACAAGAAATTGAAAACGTTGGTTTTGAGTGGAAATGGATTAAGTTCGCTGGATGTAACAAAAAACATCGAGATGTCTTCGTTTTCTTGTGATTACAACAACCTCACATCATTGGATGTAACAAAAAACATCGCACTTGCCTATTTTTCTTGCAATGGCAATAGTTTGACCTCATTGGATGTAACAAAAAATATAAATATTAACGCAATTGCTTGTATTGGGAACGGCATTGAATCTTTGAACATTTCAAACAATGTAAAAATTACTACACTGAATTGTGATGACAACAGCCTCACATCATTGGATGTTTCCAACAATATTATTTTGGATCACCTGTATTGTCCTAGTAATTCATTGACAAGTGTCTCTGTAAATGCGATTCTTGCGGCTCTCGTCGCTAATGCTAAAACGAATGGAGTTTGCAATCTTTCCGCACAATCTACACCCGCCCCCCCCACCGGCCAAGGAATCACCGACAAAGCCACGCTCATTTCTCGCGGCTGGACCGTCGTAACCGACTAACTTACACTCAAAAAGGAGAAAAATACCATGTTCAAGAAACTTCTGCTTCTCACACTTCTCGCACTCGCACTCGCACTCGCGGCCCCCGCCGGCGAAAAACGGATCATCGGCTCGAAGGCCGGAGGCAACCAGACGCTCATGCGCGTGGACATCGTGACGAAGATCATCGAATACACCACGAACGGGACGGACTGGATTCAGCCGCTACTGGCCGAGGCCACAACCTCCAGTGCGGGTCTTATGTCCGCGTCGGACAAGACAAAGCTGGACGGGCTGGATGGCACGTCATCTGTTGCGTGGTCTGATGTGACTGATAAGCCGACTTTGTTTTCTGGGGCTTACACTGACCTTACAGACAAGCCTATCGACCTTTCCAGTTATGGTGCGTCTTACGATACGCATTTTCTGCGGTTTGGATATTCGGATGGGGGACTTGATTCTTACGTCAAGTTGCTTATCCATGCGGACGGGACTAATGGAGAGACGACCTTTACGGATTCTTCTTCTGCCGGAAGAGCAATTACCGCAAGTGGGACAATTTCAAAATCAACATCGGTTAAAAAATTTGGGACGGCTTCCGCAAATTTTGGAGGAGGACATTTGACACTGGCCCCGGACATCGGCTTTGATGTTGGATCAGGTGACTTCACTATTGATTTCTGGATGTATCCCACCTCGGACACTGCTCGACAGTCCATATTTTTTGAAACGGTGGATACTTATTCTGTTGGTATTGAATTTGGATTTGGTGGCACGAGAAATATCGCTTTATGGGCCACGTCAACCCATGGTGTATGGGATATTTTGCAATCCGACACTGCCGGACAAGCGGATTCCGGGATCGGTGCAACTTCAATTCCATTAGATAGCTGGACACATGTCGCGCTCGTACGTTCCGGAAATGCATGGATGCTTTTTATTAATGGAGTTCTGGACATTTCTCGCACTCGTTCCGGGACAGTAGTCACTGGCGGAAATTATAGACAAATCGGAGTGGGTGCCTATCGGAATGCGTTTTCCGGATATCTCGATGAGTTTCGGTTCAGCAAAGGAATAGCACGCTGGACGGCCAACTTCGCGCCTCCGGCTTCTGTCTACAGCTCTGACGTGTCTCGCGAGTTATATGTAGATCCCACAGCACTTTCAAACGCGACGACCTCCAGCGCCGGGCTTATGTCCAGTGCAGACAAGACAAAGCTGGACGGTCTGTCCACTGTCGCGACATCGGGAAGTTATGCTGATCTGACAAACAAGCCTTCCGAGGCGACAACTTCGGCGTCCGGGTTTATGTCGAGTGCGGATAAGACGAAACTTGACTCGCTCTATACCTCCGTTACGATCAGCGCACAAACATCATCGTATACGCTCGTTTTGGATGACAAAAGCAAGCTCGTAACAATGTCCAACGCGGCGGCCATCACGCTCACAATTCCGCTGAATAGCAGTGTGGCATATCCTGCTGGCACTTGGGTCGATATTGTAAACATCGGCGCCGGGACTTGCACAATCACGGCGGCTTCCGGGGTCACCCTAAACGGAACGGACGGCGGAACGAAAGAACTGGCGCAGTGGGCTGGAGCACGGCTATACAAGGTTGCTTCTGATACATGGATTGCGAGATGAATCTAACTTACACAAACGGTGTTTCCTGAGTATATCAATTAACTATCGAGGCAAAACATGAGCATCTATACACTCGCTGAAATTTGTGAAATTCTCGAACGGATCGAGAAATACGAGCTGTTCGGGCGTGAAATCACAAAACCGTATCTGCTCGCCGAACTCAAACAGATTTGCAACGGTGCCGGACCTGATTCGTGGTCTGAACTCAGCAGGGAAATCGTTACTCAACTCATGAGTCTTTTCGAACCCGCCGTCATGATCCATGATGTGAGGTTCCAGAACTCCGACGGAACAAAGAAAACATTCGAGGAAGTCGCCGCTGAATGGATTGAAAATTGCCGGCTCATTTTCGATGCGGAATATCCGCTCTGGACGTGGAGGATGTTGCGTCCGTCCTATCGTATCGCCCGCGCGGCATGGTTGATTGTCATGAAAGCAGGGAACGCGGCGGTATCCGGCGACAAGGCATTTGAGGCATGGAAAGCGGCATACGGCCGCAGAAAGGCGGCGGGAAATGCCTGAAAAACAACCATCGGATCACGATTTGCTTGTCCGGATTGATGAACAGACAAAATCAATCAAAGACGACCTTGCAGAACTCAAAAATACCGTTTATGGAGAAAACGGTCTGAAAGAGCGTGTCCAGAGAATCGAAAACACAAGCAAATCCGCGTGGTCTACTGTAAACGTCATTGCGATTGTTGCCGCATGGGTTGTGACGACATCGTTTTCGATAGCCGCATATTTCAAACATTGAAAGGATTTTAGTATGAAAAAGATTCTGATTCTGGTTTTCGCGGGGATGCTGACGACCTGTATGACGGGGTGTCTGTCTCGCCGTTACTACTATGAGCCGACCACAACGACCATTTCCACCGGGACGGACGGTCTGAAACGCGGCGCTGTAAAGGAAGAGGGGAACTATCCTTTCTGGTCCGAAGCGCCCGGAAAATCGTTCCTGAACCCGACCGTTTCGCTCGTTGGAAAATCCGTCAAGAACCAGGAGGAATAACCATGCCTGACCTTTATTCGCTGTTGCTCGCTACAAATTATCAAGGCACACAGAATCAGTTGAACGGATGCCTCAACGACTGGAAAAGAATGCTGGCGCGTGCCGCGAAGCTCGGAATCCCGGATGAAAACATCATCTCTTTGATCGGTAAAAATTATCGCGCGGAACTGGTTTCCGAAGCAGTCAATCATCTGATTTCCGTTATGCAAAGCGGAGATAAGCTGTTTGGGGCCAATTCCTCGCATGGAACACAAGTTCCCGACAAGGGCGGAGACGAGGCGGATCATTACGACGAAGCCCTGGTGGACAATGATCTGAACCTGATTATCGATGATGAAATCTATAAACGACTGTGCATGTTTCCGGAAGGATCGTTGATCGTTGCGTGTTTCGACAATTGCCACGCCGGGACAATGGACCGCGACTTTAACGCGCCGGACTGGCACTATATGCAGTCTGGAGTAAAAGCAAATGCGGTAGCCTATTTCGGATGCGCCGAGAGCGGCACCAGCGCGGATGCTTACATCCTGCGGGATTATGCCGGAGCGGTCACATACTGTTACGACAAGGCGCTGGTTGACTTTGACCAGAAGCTGACCTACCTGCAACTGCTGGAAGCGACGAACCTGAATCTTCGGAAAATGGGATTCAAGCAGGTGGCGAAAATGGCATGCACACGCGGTATGGAAAACAAGATGTTTTGGACAATGTGAAAGGGCTTTTGGTATGAAAAAACTACTTGTTTTGTTCGTTGTCGGGCTCATGCTTAACTCGCTCCCCGCCTGTGTTGATTCCCATTTTTATGCAGAGGATGAAACAGGGAAAAATGTTTTGGTTCACAATGTCAATGTTGGTCCTCTTTTCTATTATCCGGGAATGGCGGTATGGAACTTCGGCATAGCAGGACCTGTGACAGTTGCGGAGTTTTACACTTGCTTCGCCTTGTTTGTGCCTGTTGCGGCTCTGACCAATAATGGAAGCTTCATAGGGTGTCCCGACTTCCTCCAGAAAACGATGGGTTTTGTCATTTTCGATAATCACCTCCCCTTCCTTCCGTTGTCTGCCATTGATTATGAGATGGAGTCTGCCAGACGCAATAAGCCGAATTAAAAAGTTTTGGACGATGTGAAACGCGGGATGACCCGCATAAAACGGGCAAAAGCCCAGAAAGAAGCAGAAGAAATGAAAAGTATCGTGAAATGTCTCGGAGTCGCCATTGTCGGAATCGTCGCGGTTGTTGTGACCGGATGCAGTCTGTTTGAAAGTTCCAGCGGGACGTCCAGTTCCAGCACCAGTACCGCCGCCGAAAGCATTTTCCAGTCGGCCCTGTCCTCCGCCGCGACCGTGCTTTCCAGCGAAGGAACCCAGCAACTGGCTATTGCCGCCGCAGAGGCGATGGTTGCCAGTCAGGTGGATGATGCCAGCCAGCAAGCCACATACAACTCGATTATCGAGTCTGCTATCCCGGCTCTGGCAAGCGGAATCTCCTCTCTGGCTTCCAGCACGGCCAGCACAGATACCGCCGCGACTGCGACCACGACCGAAGCCAAGGGCAAAAAGATTGCCAAAGCCAAGGGTTCCAAGGCCGCTATCGTGGAGTCCGATGTGTTCAAAAAGATCGTTGCTGACTGCGTTGCGAAGTTCAACGCCGCGCAGAAGAAAAGCAAGTAACGAGCATTTCTCGTAGATTCATTCAGCCCGGACCGCTCCGGGCTTTTCTTTTTTGTACCGGCAAGTATAGTATGGCTGGAGGTGGAGGATTATGAAATATTTTCTGTTTTCAGTTTTTTTCTATGCTTTTGTGCTTTGTGGATATGATAACCTTGAACTCGGGACACCGGGAAAAGCAGATTGCATCATCGACCGTGAAGGCTATGCCTTGGGATACATCGAGTATCACGAACAGCCAGCATGGGTAATTTACAAACTTACAAAAGACGAAGCTAGCATCAAGGAAGTCAAGCGAAACAACAAATTCAAGGCCGATCCTGAAATCCCGACAGGGAGCGCCACGCCAGCAGATTATCGTAAATCCGGATATGATAGGGGCCATCTTGCACCGGCAGCTGACATGTGTTTTTCCGTGCAGACCATGGAAGACAGCTTTTACATGAGCAACATGTCCCCGCAGAAGCCGCAGTTTAACCAGGGGATATGGAAAGAACTTGAAAAAAAAGTTCGGCAGATTGCCGTGAGGGAAGGCGAAATTTATGTAATCGTTGGTCCGATCCTCCAGAAAGAGAAAACGATCACAATAGGTGCAAATCACGTAACGGTGCCGGACCGATATTATAAGGTGGTCTACGACATTACCCCGCCGCAGAAGATGATAGGCTTCATTTTCCCCAACGCTGGGAGCGACAAAAGCATCTTTGATTATGCCGTCACGGTCGACGCCGTGGAAGAAGCGACCGGCCTTGACTTCTTTTCCTCTCTGCCCGTCGAAAAGCAGAAAGAGCTTGAATCAAGGGTCAATATTGAGGAATGGAAATAACTTCTCGGTGGCAAAATTGGGGCAAAGTAAATAAAAAAAGACTTACGGAAAGCTCCGTAAGTCGTTGATTTTGAATGGTGCGCCCACAAGGACTCGAACCTTGGACCCAATGATTAAGAGTCAAAAAGCCCGAAATAGCTTTTTTCTTGTTTTGAGGCTGAAAATAACTATTTTTATCTATTTTTAACTCTTGTTTTTTCTTGTTTTCGATGTATTTTTATAGTGTTTTCTGGTTGCGCGGTGGCAAAATTGGGGCAAAATTATTTGAGAAAATGAGGGGAAAATGAGGCGAGAAAAACTTACAAAGGCGTTTATCGATCGTTTGACAGGCGAAAACATCAAAATTCAGGACGCGGAAATCTCGACTTTGGAACTATGGTGCGGTCCCAGGGGCAAGGCGTTTTACTTCACGAAAAAGCATAATTTCCAAAAATTCCGGCGCGTGCTCGGGCGGTATCCGGAATATACGCGGGAAATGGCCGTCCGACAATGCCATATATATACCGCGAATCTGGCGCAGTATGGCAGTCTTGACCCGCTGGAAGACGGAAAGCTCAAGCAGGATATGACGCTACTTGATGCGTATAATCATTACTGTAACTATAAGCATCCGGATGCCAATTTTTCGAACTGCTGGAATAAAAATTTCCGGTATCTCGAAAGTCGAAAACTGGTTGATATATCTAAATCGGAAATAAAGGCTCTACATGCTCAAATATCCGAAACGGCCCCGGTATCTGCAAATAGGGCGATCGCTTATCTCAAGGCGGTAATAAATCTCGTCATCAATGATGAGCTATACGAGGGCGGAAACCCAGCGGCGAAAATTACAATGAACAGAGAGGAGCCCAGGGTAAAGTATCTCATGCCATCGGAGGCCCCGCGTGTAATAGATGTGCTTGAGGATGCACGAAAGAGGGCACGGGCACGGGACAGCGCGGATGCTATGCTCCTGATGCTCTATCAGGGCCAGAGAAAGGGAAACGTGCTGGCGATGGAATGGAACGAGATCGATGAGGAAAACGTGTGGATCATCCCGAAAGAGAAGGCAAAGGCAAAAAAGGATATTGTGAGTCCGCTGGTAAAAGAATCCATCGATATTTTGAACGCGCGGAAAGGAAATGGCTCATCGTATGTTTTCCCGGCCAAAGATGATCCCCGGCGGCCGGTGCGAGATTGTAAGAAGCTGTGGAAAAAGGTATGTGCACTTTGCGGCGTGTCGGATATGCACATACACGACTTGCGGCACACGTCGGCAACCTATCAACTCCGGGAAGGCGCGGACATTGCGACGGTATCCGACAATCTCGGACATGCGGACATCGGGATCACAAAGCGAGTATACGCGCACGTCATGACCGATACGCAACGAGCAGCTCTCCAGAATGCGGCGGATGCGCTGAAAGGGCGTGGCGGGTAAAATTTATAATGATTATTTTTTTTGTGCCGGCGGGTCTTTGGGTGGAGGCGGCTTAGGAGCCATGGAAGGGAGTCCGGAATAACTAAAATTACCATTTTGTTTTTTTGGTTCTTTTTTTTTGTCTGACATGATTCACCTCACATAATTTTTTTAAAGAAAAAAGTCAAGAAAAAAGCAATAGAAAACAGTAACCCACTATAGAACATATAATAAATTAAATAATCTAACCAAATAATAGGTTTAGGACTTTCCTGATGGGCATTTTCAAATGCTTCTTTGCATTTTTCCAAGTAACACGAATTGATTTTATATGTTATGCCTCCTAAAATTCCAGATGCAAGAAAAAGAGAAAGACTAGAAACATATAGAAAAACAACAAGTGGAGTAAATAATGCAATACTATTGCTATTAAGCAAAATTGAAAGAACGGTTATAAGAACACCAATTCCGCCAAATGAAATATTAATATAAAATTTTGTTTCTTGAGATCGTGAATCAAACCAATAGTTAACCAGTTTTTCATAATAAATTGCACGATTGGTTTCATATTCGCGATTCGTTTTTTCATCGTTTTCCATTTTGGCTATCCCTAATTGTTATTTTCAATTTCCTCAATTTGCCCTTCTAGTATCTCAATACGTTCTTCTTGCGTAACAACAACATTCAAAAGATACGAAATGACCTCTTTTAATTTGCTTGTCACTGCATCATTAACATTGATCGTTTCAAGAAGTTTTTTAGCCTTGTCGATATCCCATTCAAAACTTGTTTTATACTCCATAATTTTCCCTATTATTTTTTGTATTTCGGCAACATCGCCAAAATAACACTCATTGTAGTGGCGGCATCTTCGGAGGTCATGCGGTCTATTAACGCATGGAGTTGAGTCTTTACATCAACCGATTCAACACCAGTTTCGGAATTAAACGTTATTTTCATTTTCGGTAGCAGGCGGAGAAATGCGGAAAGTTTCAAATCGCTTATTTGAGCTTTTCCATTGACAAGCAAAGAAACTTGTGATGGGCTAATTCCAATAATATCAGCAACTTTAACTTGTCCGCTCAATGCGACTTGTCGTTTTAATTCCGAAAGCACATAAGTAAAAATTGTGGAATGTGCATTTATATCAGGCTCAGGCAACGGATCAGCAACTGGCGGCGGTGTTACAAGATCGTCATCATGATATATGGATATTTCACTAATATTGACACGGAGAGCGGCGGCAATTTTTCGAATCGCCTGCCGTTTCGGGTTCCGACGTCCGCTTAACCACTGCGATAAAACAGAGCGTGAAGTTCCACATTTTTCAGCCGCTTCCGTAATAGTTAATCCGCGCCCATTGAGGATAGTGGAAACCTTTTCGCGATTGAAAGCATTTTCTTTCATGTCATTACTCCATTGTTGATATTGTACTGTCAAAGCGGTAACATTTCTACCACAATTATAAATATAACACGCATTTTATTAATTAACAGCTTGACACCGAAAAGGAAACATTTATATTAATAGAAACCAAAGATTGGAAAGGAGGATATCCATGAGAGGCGACAAAAAATACTCGATCCGGGTAAGAGTGAGCGAAAGCATGAAAGTTCGGATACAAGCGGAAATGTTAAAAAGGGATTGTTCCGAGGCAGAGGTGATTCGTCGATTGCTCAAAAAAAATTTGCAATCGAACGTGAGTTCGGCGAGGTCAATTATTAATAAATCAAACAAGGCGACGCAATACGCGTAACGAGAGGAGGGATTAATTACAAATGACACCCATGAAACAACTCAAGAATGACTTGCTTTCCGAAGTCATCAATTTATCCACGGGGGACGAAATCGAACTGGAGACGAAATTAAATCTCTGCAAGAAAATCATCTATGCGGAAGAAATTCCGGAAGGGAATGCCCCGATTGTTTTTGAAGCGATCGTAACGACATGGGATCAAAACACATTGATAGTCAATAAAAAAGAAACAGTAATTGTCTTCAAAGACCAAAGTTCTATTTCTCGTGCAAAAGATTTCTCCCCCGCATTGTATCCCGGAATGAATATTGTCATTAAAATGACCCCGTATTTATTCCACATTCAAGGGATTTATTCCGGAATGGCAGAATATCGAAAAGCCATCGAAAAAGAAAATAAATTTATGCTTACGCTTCTCGCCCACGCGATGAACATGAAAAAGACGTGAGGCGCGCCATGATGAATCAAAAGCACATCGAGGAAGAGCTTGCCGCCGCGGGTGTCCCGGAAGTCGTAAAGAAGACAAAAGCCGCCGAGGTAATCGGAATCTCCCTGGGGCGCATGTATGAAGAAATCGCCCGCGGGAATCTGCAACCAGGAATCGACCGTGGCGTCATGGCGCGCAGCGCGCTCGCCCTCTACATGGTCCAGAACCCGCGCATTTACGCGCGATTTTTAGAAAACAAAAACAGGATGGGAAAAGCATGATTCTGATTTCTCTTTGCATTGCCTTTGTCGGCTGGCTTCTGGTCTGCTGCTGGAAGATTACCCATATTGCAGCGAAAAACGCCTTGAACGAAGCCGAAAACGGGAATCTTGAACCCTTAAACACTTTAACAAGAACGGAAGGAGATTTGAAGTCATGAGCAAAATCACGATCCGGATCGAATGCGATTTCCGGGATGGTGAACTGAAAGCCATCACAGACGGGCTCTGGAGCAAAGCGGAAGAAAGCCTTCTTCGGATTCTCCGGCGATACGACAGAGGGGAAGGAGTCACAAAACGCACGATCAGTCAGCGCATGAGCCACAACACCAACTCGGAAGAAAGGACGGAAATCATCAAGCAGTTGATTCAGGAGGGAATTATCGAAATCGTCAATCATGCGGCCGCTGGTGAATTCGGCGCGCGCTATCGGGTCAGACCAAAGAAAAAGCTCTGAATACTGGCATATCCAGAGCCTCATACAAATAACGAACAACAGGAGGAATATACTCCTCCGGAAAGGAAATGTCAAATGGAAGAAAAAATCCTTGTCACGATCGATCTGGAAGCACTAACCAATCTCAAGACGAAGGCCAGTTGCTACGCGTTTTCTCAGCGCGAACTGGACCAGCTCAAAAAGGAAATCGTCGAACTCAAAAAAGAAAATCAAATCCTACAAGATTTGCTTGCCGAAAGCAAGACTCCTCAGCCTGCAAAGTAATCAACCGGGCACCGCCCATAAAAGAAGGTATCAAAAGAATGAACAACAAGCTCAAACTGGAACTCCAGTGCATCCTCACAATCGAAGAAAAGCTCGCCATTGGAAAGGCTCTTGCCGCCGCGCAGCAGAAGCAGTCTGAACTCAAACAGCGGATGAAGGAATCCGCCGCCCAGTATAAGGCGAACATCGAGTCGGAACAGAGCACAATCGACGAACAGGCACAGCGTCTCCAGCTCGGATACGAATATCGCCTGATCGAGTGCGAGGTTAAGTATCACACGCCCGAAGAAGGAAAGAAAACGGTCGTCCGCCTTGATACAGGAGTCGTGGAAACGGTTAAAAACATGACAAATGACGAACTTCAGGACCTCTTCATAAACGGGATCGGGAAGAAAGAAGACGAACACATTTTCATTTTCCGCGACAAGCGCCGGTGCCAGCTAGTCACGCCCGAAGAGTTCAAGACGCTTCAAGCGTCCGGAAAGTTCGCCAAGATCGGAGACGGATACACGGAAAAATCTCTCGTGGACGTAAAACCCGCAAAAATCGACATTGCGCTTGTCGTCTATTACGCCGGTGATACTTACGAGCTCTGGCAGTTCGAGAAAGCCGCCGAAACCAAAGCGTCCGCGTCTGGAAAGGCGGTGCAGAAATGAGCACATTCCCCGCTTGCATCATTCAGGAGCCGGAAGAGCAGTATCACGCCCGGAGTCGGGCCGCTGAATATCTTTCCAGCCATCGCCTCGCAGACTTCCGGCGGTCGCCGTATCGGTATTATGCCTCACTCACGAGCGAGGAGGAAACGCCGGACAAGCCGGAGTTTCTAATCGGACGCGCCGCGCATTGCCTGATTCTGGAGCGTATGGCCGCGTTTCAGGAGCGATACATAGTTTCCGATGGACCGACCAACGAACGGACCGGGAAACCTTACGGAAAGGACTCCAAGGCATATCATGACTGGCTTTCCGTCCAGCCGACGCGCAACATCATCAGCACGGCCGATTATGCGGAAATGCTCCTCATGCAAAAAAATGTTCTTGAGCACGAAGAAATTTACGCGCTGCTCGACGCCGGGCGCTACGGAGTCGCGGAGGGTGTTGTCCGCGCGGAAATCGAGGGCGTCCCGTGTCAAATCCGGATGGACTGGTTCGCGCCGGAGATCGGTATTATTGACCTCAAGACGTGCCGCGATATCGATTTCTTTTCGAAAGACGTCCGCGACTACGGCTATATCCTGCAAATGGCCTTTTACCGGGCCGTGCTGCGCGAGGCCACGGGCGGCGTGATCGCTCCGTGTCACCTCATCGCGGTGGACAAGACGGAATTTCATATCGCCGGGTATGGAATGATCCCGGAAGCCGAACTTGATTTCGCGGAAAAAATCAACATGGCCGCAATCCGCCGCTTGAAAGAGTGCTGCGAGAAAAACGAGTGGGCGACCGGCTACGAGCGTAAAATGGTTTTCACCATGAGCAACTACTAAGGAGATACAACATGTCACTTTTGAATCTGATTTCCAAAGGCAAAACTCCGAAGCCCCCGATTATCCTGCTGTATGGACAAGAGGGCGTTGGAAAGTCCACGTTTGCCGCCAAGGCGCCGGGCACGATTTTTATTCCGACCGAAGACGGACTGAATGAGATCGACTGCAATAAGTTCACAATCGCGAAGAATTACAATGAGTTCAAAGCCTACCTTGACTCGATTCAGACCGAACCGCACGAATTCCAGACGCTGGCCATCGACTCCATTTCCGCGACGGAACGAATGCTTTTTCGCCACATCTGCGAACGATACGGGGTTGACAACATCCTCGACGCAAAGGGCGGATACGGGAAGGGCTACAAGGAATATACTTCCGAGTGGCAGGAAATTTTCGACAAGATCGCCCGGATTCGCAATGAGCGCGGCATGAGCGTGATCCTTGTCGGGCACTGTGACCTCGTGCGTGTGTTCAGCTCACGGATCGGCCAGTATGACCAGTTCCAGCCTCGGCTCTACAAAAAGGCAATGGACATTCTGATCGAGTCCGCGGACGGCGTATTTTTCGCCACGCGGAAAGTTCGCGCGGAAAAGACCGACGCCGGGTTCGGGAAAGTCAACGTCCGGACGGTCGCCATCGGAGAAAATGGCGGCGAGCGGATTATGGTCACGGACGGCGGCGGAATCGACGGTCCACAGATTGCAAAACGCCGCTTTCAGCTTCCGGACGAATTGCCGCTTGACTGGAACGCCTTCATGGGCGCGTGGCGCGCGGTCTACGATGCAGAAGAGAACACCAAAAAAGAACTCAAAAAAGAGGAATAAAACATCATGGCAATATTTGATTACGACGATTCACAAATCAATCCGGCTGAAATTTTCGAGGCGCTCCCAGCCGGAAAATATCAAGCCTGTCTGACCGAATGTTCGGACAAGAAGCCCTGCAAAAACGGGAGCGGATATTTTCTGAAAATGACCTTTGAAATTCTGTCCGGCGAGTTCAAGGGACGGAAGATTTTCGGGCGGTTCAACCTCTGGCACTCGAACACGGAAACGCAGGAAATCGCCCGCCGGCAAGTCAAGGCGTTGAAAGTCGCCGTTGGCCTGCCGGACGCCGTGAATCCGCAGGATCTTTACAATCTCCCGCTCACGGTCAAAATCAAGGTTAAACCCGCAGACGGCGAATACGAGGCGTCCAACGAAATCGCTGGATTCGCCGCCAAGGAAACACCCGCTTACGCTGCGGCCGCCGCCGGAACCTCGCCCTCCGTTCCCGCGACGCCCGCCGCGCCTCCCTGGGCCGCGAAGAAGTGATTCCGAGAACTGAACTCGAACTTCCGGTAGCTGTATCTGAAAACAGTTACCGGAGGTTTGTCAAAGGTTTTTCGTATCCGATTATTTCCAAAGAGGGCCGGAAATATCACGATACGGTAAAAATGCGCTTCCAGCAGAGTGGGCAAGAAATGATTCATGGGCCGGTAAAAGTCATTGTGGAATATTACCCGCCTGACCGCCGCGCCCGTGACCTCGACAATCTGTTCAAGTGCCTTTTCGATTCGCTCGTCAAGGCTGGTTGTATCGAGGATGATTCCCAGATTATGGACATCGAGGCGCATAAGCGCGAGCCGTTGCCGCCCGCTGGATTGATTCATCTCGAAATTGAGGCAAAACCCTGTTAAAATGATGCACTTGAGAAATTACCAGCAAGAGGCGGTCAACGCCGTATATTGCCACATGCGAGCGAAAGAATCGAACTCGTGCGTGGTGATCCCGACCGGCGGCGGAAAAAGCCTGGTCATTGCAAAGATCGTGACGGATGCCGCCACGCTCTGGAATGGGCGTTGCCTGATCCTCGCACACGTCAAGGAACTTCTTGAGCAGAATGCGGCGAAAATTTCCGCACTCTGTCAGGAGCTCCGGATCGGGGTATATTCCGCTGGACTCGGATGCCGCGATACAGATGAGCAAGTCATTGTTGCCGGGATTCAGAGCGTCTATAACAAGGCTCCGGAGCTCGGCAGTTTCGACCTCATTTTGATCGACGAAGCGCACCTGATTCCGCCGGACGGGGAAGGGATGTATCGGACATTTCTTGAGGAGGCTGAAAAGCTGAATCCGAACGTCCGCATTATCGGCATGACCGCGACACCTTACCGCCTCAAAGGCGGGATCATCTGCAAGCCGGAAAATATCCTGAATGAGGTGTGCTATGAAATCAGCGTCCGCGAGCTGATCGTTGCCGGATTTTTGTCAAAGCTGAAATCCAAAAACGGAAAATGCAAAGCGGACCTTGAAAATCTGCACATTCGCGGCGGTGAATTCATCCCGGAAGAAATCGCCGAAAAGATGGACAATGACCGGCTTGTAAAGGATGCCTGTTCCGAGGTCGTGAAGCTGACAAATGAGCGTAAAAAAGTCCTGATTTTTGCGTCCAGCGTGTTGCATGCGCAGCACATCAAACAGGAGATCGAGACAAATTCCGGCGAGGAATGCGGGTTTGTCGTCGGGGACACGCCGAAGGAGGAACGCGCGGAAATCCTCGTCCGGTTCAAGGGCGAAAAAATCCCCGTTGACCTCTTCGGCGTCCAGAAAACAGAACTCAAATATCTGGTCAACGTCGGAGTGTTGACGACCGGATTCGACGCGCCCGCGATCGACTGCATTGTATTGCTCCGGCCGACGAACTCACCGGGGCTGTATTACCAGATGGTGGGGCGCGGGTTCCGCCTGTCTCCCGACACCGGAAAAACGGATTGCCTCGTATTGGATTACGGACAGAATATCATGCGGCATGGTCCGGTGGACATGATCCGGATCGAGGGGCGTTCCGGGCGCGCCGGACGCATGGCGCCGCCCATGCGTGAATGTCCGCAATGCCAGGCCGTTTTTATGGCGTCCTATACGACATGCCCGGATTGCGGTTATGAGTTTCCAAAATCGGAACTCAAGTTGAATCACGGGACACGCGCCGCCAGTGACGGGATTTTATCCGGCGAAAGTTCGGAAACGGAATACGACGTCAAGGAAACTTTTTATTCCGTTCACGAAAAACGGGGCGCGGAACCCGGCACTCCCCGAACGCTCCGGGTTGACTATCTGCTCGGATTCAACGATTTTCAATCCCAGTGGATTTGTCCGGAGCATACCGGCTGGGCGCGGAAGAAATTTGAAGCATGGTGGAAGGAACGCGCACCGGAAGGCGTCCCCATGCCTCAAGACGCAAAGGAGGCCTCCAGAATCGCAAATTTAGGGGCGTTGCGTGAACCTTTGCGGATTACGATTCGGACCATCGCGGGCAGCAAGTTTCCGGAAGTTGTGAAAGTAGAACTTTCGGAGACTCCACGCGGCGCGAACGGTCAGAAAGTGAAAGAGGCTCTCCCGGAGGGCGTCACAGCGCAAGGAGACATCAAGACGGAAGAGGATGCCTTGCGCTATGCCGACCACGTAGGAGCGGAATACAGGTATCAGGCGCGCCAGTCCGGATACATCGATCCGGACGACGCGGAGGAACGGCGGGCAATCGTAGAGGCCGACAAGGGCGGCGCGATTGATCCGCACGAACAAACTGAAGATGATATACCATTTTGAGAGGGATTTTGAGTATGAAAATTTTCCGTTTTTTTGATTTATTCTGCGGTGCCGGCGGTGCAACGACCGGCATGATTCAAACGCTCAATGAAGCGAATATCAAATATGATGGACGGGTTTACAATCATTGGGACATTGCCATAGAAACGCAACGCCTCAATCATCCTGAGGTCGTTGACCGTGACGGCCTTGCTTCCTGTAACGACATCAAGAATGTTTTGCCGGACAGAATGTTCCTGGATGAATCCCGCGAAATTGATGTTGGCTGGGCCTCTCCGAGCTGTACACATTTCTCCGCGGCGGCTGGCGATGTCCCGAAGTCTGAGCAACTTCGGGAACAGCCGGAAATGCTGCTTCCTTTCATGCGCCTCACGCGGACAAAGAAATTTTTTATCGAGAATGTAAAACAGTTGCTCACATGGGGGCCTTTACTGGACAAAGATACTTACTACAAAGGAAAACTTTACAAGGTCAGTCAACCAGATCCGCGTAAGAAAAGCCTTTTTTTCAATGATTGGTATCGATCGATCAAATGCAGCGGTTATCGGATGGAGTGGGCACTTCTCAACGCGGCAGACTATGGGGCAAATACGAATCGGGAACGTCTGATTATTCAGTGTGTCCGCAAATCAAGCGGGTTGCCGATCACATGGCCGGAGCCGACTCACGCAAGAATACCGGGACTTTTCCATGAGCTGCCCTGGCGGTCCGCTGCGGAAATTATAGACTGGAACGACCTTGGTAAAAGTATTTATGACCGTGAAAAACCTTTGAAAGAAAACACATTGCGGAGAATAGAATGCGGGATTCGGAAATTCTTGGGGGAGTGGGCAGAACCATTCATTATTGTGCTGCGTGGAACAACACAAATCCATATAAACGCATCTGCGGTTCCCGTAACAGTTCCATTGCGAACAATTACCACAGGAGGAAATCATTTCGGTTTAGTGCGCCCGTTTTTCACAAGATACAATGGCGGGGACACTCGTGTTCATGATCCGGAAAATCCTTTGCCTGTGATTGATTGCGGAAACCGATATGGAATTGTGAGTCCGTTATTTATTCCGCAACATGGTGATGGCACGGTCAAGCCTGTCAGTATGCCGCTCTCGACAATCGCGACAACCGGCAGTATTTCAATGGTGACTCCTCTTATGGTGGAATACTACGGGAATGGGCGTGTCCTTCCCACCTCTGAGCCAGTTCCTGTGATTCCTACAAAAGACCGTTTCGGATTGCTTCAAGGGCGAATCCTGACTTTGCCGGATGGATCGGCATACAAATTGGATATTTTTTACCGGATGTTCAAGGCTTCCGAACTGGCGGCAGCGAGTTCTTTTCCGGATGATTTCAAGTTTGCCGGGAACGACACGGAAATCAAAAAGCAAATTGGAAACGCGGTCCCTCCTGTCATGGCTAAAGCGCTTATGCTTGAGCATCTTAAAAGAGTGGCGTAAAAAAAAGGTGAAGTATGAAGTTTATTTTTCCATCAGTAATTATTTCTCTCAACGTCGCGGCCGGAATCGTCTATCTCTGTCAAGGAGACTGGAAACACGCCATTTATTGGACTTCCGCCGCCGTACTGACCGCAACCGTAACTTTTTGAAATGAGGTGAAGCATGAGAAAATTAGGTGAAATTCTTGACATGGTCCAAAAGGGACAGAAACCGGAATACGACGAATTGAGATTTGCTCTTGAGACAATGAGGAATCTTTCGTCCTTTGATTTAATGGCTCTTCAAAAGCTGGCAAGCGCAGAGAATGAAGGAAAGAAACCCATATTGGGATCAAGTGCAATGTGGCAGTTCGGCGAACGGATGAACCGGAACAAAAAGGCTTACGAAAAGTCTCCGGATGAATGGCTCGGATGGGATAATAATCCTGACAATCCGGAATATCAAAAACGTATCGCCACATCTCAAAAAATTTTCCAGCATTTCTTGAACAAGGTGAATCATGAACGCTCTTGAAATCGAACACGTCATCAATCAAGCAATCTGGCGTAGCGGGCACAGCGAAAAGTCATTTTCAAAGGCCGCCGGAATCGGAGTAAATACGTTGAATCATTTTCACAACACAAAAAACCTCAGGCTCAATACGCTGATTTTGATTTGCGATACGCTCGGGCTTGAGGTTGTGGTTAGGAGGGAGAAGGGGAAATGATCCGTTTTCATAATATCGACTGCATGGATTTCATGCGTGAACAGCCGGACAAAGCGTTCAATTTGGCAATCGTCGATCCGCCATATTTTTCAGGTCCCGAAAAACTCGGATTCTATGGGGAAAGAACCTCAAAAACAGGAGTATTCAGGAAGGCGTATAAGAAATTCGGACAATGGAATGTTCCTGGCCAAGAATATTTTGAAGAACTGTTCAGGGTTTCGAAAAATACCATTATATTCGGTATCAATTATTACGGAATTTTGAATCCGGGTCCCGGACGGATCGTATGGGATAAATGCAATGATTCCAGTTCCTTTTCTGACTGCGAAATAGCATACTGTTCCATGCACGATTCCGTAAGAATATTCCGCTACATGTGGAATGGTATGCTGCAGGGGAAATCCATTGCGGAAGGAATTATACCGCACGGAAACAAACGCATGAATGAAAAGCGTATCCATCCCACACAAAAGCCCGTTGCCCTTTATCGTTGGATTTTTCAAACATATTGGAAGTCGGGATGGAAGGTTCTGGACACGCACGGCGGAAGCATGAGCATTGCCATTGCCGCGCATACCGCGGGGGCGGAACTCGACATCTGCGAAATCGACAAGGATTATTTTGCGATGGGAAAACAGCGTGTTGAGGAATATACGAAACAGGGGCAATTTGACTTTGGAGGCAATAAAACATGATTGACAAAAACGAGGTCGTTTCCGCGTTGCGGGCCATCTTCCGCGACGGGGACGTTTTTGAGGTCCGCATACTGGACGCCGCAACCGTTACCGTCCGGCACCCGCACACGGTTTCCGGGTATTACGATTATGAGCATATAGACCAGGTCGCGGAAGACATTGGTAAGATCGTCCGCGATTATCGCGGCGTCTACTACACGCCGAACCCGGTAAATCCGGCTCTCTTGGGCCGCGCTGCGAACCGGCTACGGGACTGCACCGGAAAATCTGACCTGACGACCAATGACAAGGATATACCCGCGCGCCGGTGGCTGCTGATTGACTGCGACGCGATCCGGCCGTCGGGAATATCGTCCAGCGAGGAAGAGCATGACGCCGCGCGCGAAAAAGCCGACGAAATCCGCGCAGGGCTGGCTTCCATGGGGTTCCCCGCTCCTCTGCTGATCGATTCCGGCAATGGCGCGCAGCTCATGTATCGGATTGATATTTCGGCGGACGACGGAAAACTCATTGAGTCAATACTCAAACAACTTCAGGCGTGCAACAGTCAGGCGGTCAATGTGGACGGGACCGTATTCAACCCCGCGCGGATCTGGCGGCTCCCCGGATCAATGAACTGCAAGGGGGACAACATTCCGGGGCGTCCGCACCGGCAAGCGCACATTGTTTCCCGTCCGGATACTCTGGAGGTCGTTCCGGTAGAACTGCTCCGGACGGCGGCCGGAATCGTGGACACCCCGGAGCCCGTGACCGTTCCGGAGCGGACGCCGGCGCCGGCGAACTTTCCGAGTGTCGAACTCCCGGAGCCGGAATATATGGAAGTCAGGGAAGAATTTGAGCTTGACTCATGGATAAGACAGTATTGCCCGGACGCCGAAGGCCCGGAGCCGTGGCGCGATGCCCGTAAGTGGATTTTTCCAGTCTGCCCGTTCAACGGCGAACACCGGAACCGTTCGGCAATCATCACACAACAGGCAAACGGAGCAATCGGTTTTTTGTGTCATCATGACGGATGCCGCGGGAATGACTGGTCAAAACTTCGGGAACTCAAAGAACCCGGATACCTCGAAAGAAAGGTGGAACGCGAAAACGCGAAACGCGCGAAGCTGGCCGCGTCTCAACCGTTACCCGTGGCAAATGTCGTGAAAACCGAAGAATGCGAACCGGAAGTAGCGCCGGAGCCAACGCCTTGGCGGGACGTGACGACCGACGACATCCGCGGCGCGATTGACGGAACACTGCTCGGAGAAATGGCCGCGCTGTATTCCAGCGTGACGGTTCCGCCGTTGCCTTTGGAGGCGGCATTGCTCAAAGCAATCGTAACAGCCGGATGCGCCTTGTCCGGGCAGGGCGCGCCGGAAACCGCAAAGCCGGAGTTTCCGCCCATGGGCGCGCGGGCGGCACGTCTCCAGATCAACACGGCCGCCGGTCAGGTATGCAACGTTTATGCCGTCCTCGCGGCAAATTCGGCGTCCGGAAAGGACATCGGGAATCTCCTCGACACGGTGACAACCTCCCACGGCTGGAACATTGGCACGTCCGGAAGTGCGGAAGGAATCGCGGAAGCCTTGAAGGTGTGTCCGAATGGCCTGATTTCCATATCGGAGTTTGTGAACTGGCTGGATGAAAAGCACTGGCAGCACAAGGCAACCTCATTTTTGACAGAGGCTTTCAGCAAAGGCTTCTTCCGGCATAATTTCAGCAGCCGGAGCGGCAAGGGCGGAATCTCCGAATGTGACTACTGCTATCCGAACATTATAGCGAATATCCAGCCGGAAGTTTTTGAAAACGTCGTCAGGAAACAGGATATAGCTTCCGGTTTCATGGGGCGCTTCATTTACTGCCGGATGCCGGAGTTCTTTGGAGACCCTGCCAGGATCAACGCAAAGCTCATTATTGAGCGTTTCAACGAGATTCTCAAGGCATTCACACGCAAACATGGAGTCGTCGAAGTCCCGGAAGGATACGGGCGTGACCTTTCCGGTATATTTAAGCAGTATTCTCCCGAAAAACTCCATCCCTCATGGCGTCGCCTGGTCAATGAATACATGCCACGTTTCGCGGTTATGCTCTCGCTCAATCATAGTGCGCAATCGCAGGGCGATTTTGTCATGTTGGAAGATAAGCACTGGCGTGCCGCCGAACTCATGGTCAAATACTTTTTTGGACATGCGGAAAACATGCTCATGCAGGTAGAGGATGAAACGCAGAGTTCACGAATTCAAGAAAAAGTCATGCGCCGGATTGTCCGGATCATTCAGCGATACGACAAGGGCGACGGAATCACAACAAAGATCATTTCCCGCAATGCAAACCACACGGGTACGAATGCGCAGCAACGCCGGGAAATTCTCCGGGAAATGGTGGAACGTGGAATTGTCTCAACCACAGAAGAAAACTTTTCAGACGGAGCGAAATACAGAATCAAAAACTTGCCGCCGGGGTGGTGAAATGGGGGTTAGACAAGGGGTTAGTAAAGGTTCGACAAATTGGATAAATTTTACTAACCCCCCAAAGGGAAAAGTTACTAACCTTACTAACCTTTACTAACCCCCTGTCTAACCCTTAACTATCTCAAATACAACAATATAAATATGGGTTAGTAAGGTTAGTAAGTATATATAGGTGTGAAAACAGGGTAAAAAGAGGCTTCAGGGGGTCGCGCGCGTGAGGGATTACCAACCAATGAAAGGGGTATCATGGATACAAGAAAACTGAAAGAGCTGGCCGAGTCGCTCGGATGGGACACAAAGGAACTCTACAAAGAACTCAGGGCAGAAGCAGTCACAGAAACCGATCTGTCAAACTTTGGGCGCATACTCAAAGACTTGCGGGAAATTGAAAAGCTCAATCGCATACGCTATAACCTCATGCTTGAGTTGCTGATTGAGCCGACTGCCAGTTATGAGGCAATTGGAAAACGGGTAGGGTTTGGTAAGAGTCGCAAGTGTCGGGCTATTGTCCATTGGCATGTCAAAGAGTTGTCTACGTCCTACCCATGGATACGCGAGCTTATGGCACGCAAGGCAACAACTTATCATCACTCAAGACGCAATGAGGTCCCGGCATGAAAGTGACGGAAATATGACGGAAGGGGCCTATGTGACGCACCCTGATGGGGAGGGGGCGAGGGGGTCGAGGAAGGTCGGAAGGGCCTCCCCCCCCTGGATGGGTCCTTTTTGGCGCGAAAGCGCGAAAATCCACCTAGGCGACACCTCGCAACACTAACACTGTAACGGAAATTGGGACATTATGACGCAAAAACGAGACAATAGCATTGACCGCGTCCACAAGCATCGTGAAAAGAAGCGTGTAGTGGACATTACCCCGCGGAAGCGGACAACTTCCAGCCGGTTATCTCTCTGGTCCTGGGGACAGAAATATTGCAAGGCGAAATTTACGAAAGCCCCGTCGGAACATCATAAAAAGTTTGTGGACAAGCTGGAGGTAACGATCCGGAACGGCGGAAACTTCGCGTTTGCGTTTCCGCGCGGGTCTGCAAAAACGACATGGCTCCGGATTGGGTGCGTCTGGTGCATGTGTGAAGCGGTGCAGCCATACATCATGTTCATTGCTGGGTCCGGTGCGGAAGCCCGGAGCAACCTTGCAAAGATCAAGACGGAATTTGAAACGAATGATATGCTTCTGGAGGATTATCCGCAGATGATTGCTCCGATCCGCGCGATTCGCGGCGTTCCCCAGCGTGCGCGAATGATGCAGGATGCCGCCGGAAACTGCTTTGCGTTTGAGTGGAAGGCGGAGCGCATCCGGATGCCGAATGTTTCGGGTGTCAAGTCTGCCGGATACATTATTGACACATGCGGGATTGACGGCCATATCCGCGGGAAAAATGAAACGCTTCCGGACGGGACCAGCATCCGGCCTTGTGTTGTGCTGCTGGACGATCCGCAGAAACGCGAAGACGCAAAGTCTCCGCCAACAGTAAAAAAAATTATGGAGATTATTTCCGGTGATGTTCTGGGGCTTGCCGGACCGGGAGAAACGATTGCCGCCATGGTAGCCGGGACGATCATTGAACGCGGGGATGTAATGGACCAGCTGACGGATCGAAGGGAGAACCCCAGCTGGCACGGCGTCCGGGTGTCGATGCTGGAAAATCGCGCGGATAAGGAAAAAAAACTGTGGCTCGGAGAGTATGCCAGTCTCCGGCGCGAGAGCCAGCGGAACAAGGAGGAAATTCCGCTGGCGGCCAATCGTTTTTACCGGGCCAACCGGAAAGAAATGGACGCAGGTGCAAAGATATACTGGAAGGCGCGTTATCTGAAAAGCAAGGGGGAGATTTCCGCGATCCAGCACGCTTATAACTTCCTGATTGACAAGGGCGAAAAGGTGTTTGCGGCGGAGTATCAGAATGAACCGATTTCCGAAAGCACGGTTGTTTTCTCCCTGACGCCGGAGCGCGTCTACTCCAAGCAAAACGGCAAGCCGGTTATGATTATGCCATCGCTTCCGGTGACGATCACCGCCGGAATTGACTTGAACCGCTATGGTCTTACGTGGAATCTTATTGCTACGACGCTGGACATGGCTTCTTCCGTGCTGGCTTACGGGGTGCATGTCCCCGCGGGACAGGAGAAAATTTACGAGGGGGCCGGGAACAAGCGTAGCGAGGCGGAGGAATTGGCCTTTTACAATGCTCTGACGGACCTTTGCAAACGCTTTTCCGAACTAAAATTCGTGGATTTTCAGAATCATCCGGCGCGGATTAGGCGCATAGGAATTGACGCCGGATACCTGTATTCCGTTGTTCGTCGGTTTACGGCGACGAATATGCAGTTTCCTTTCGAATTGATCCCCACCCGCGGCCGAGCAGCGGCGCAGTTCCGTCCGTCAGGCGCGAACGTCCAGCGGATCGGAAAGGATTGGATCATCATCAATGACCAATTCGGGGCGCTGACGGTCTATAATTCCGACTTGTGGACGGAATCCACGCAGACCGGATTTACATTGCCGTTCGGCGCACCCGGGGAAATCGAACTCTGGGGAAACCGGCCCGCGGATCATATCGAGTATGCAACCCAGCTTTGCAATCAGACGCTTGCGGAAAAACTCAAAGGAGAAAAGGGTATCTACTACAAATGGACCACCGAAGGGAGAAACGATTATCTCGATGCCTTGACAATCGCGCGTGTTATGGCGTCCCTGGGAGGTGCGGACGTTCTGCACCAGACGCTCCAAAAGCCGGAACCTGTGCAAAATCAAAAAAAGGATGATTTAAAAGACAAGCCGACAGTCCCGGCTCCGCAAGTTTCTTATGATCCCTTGAACTTTTGACAAGACTTTGACATCTCTCCATGATAAAAGGAGTTTTATCATGGCGGTAAAAACAGCGAAGGAAATTTACGAGGCGGCGGAAGCGGCCATCTATGAGCTTCTCGTGGATGGAAAGGCTTCCGCCTCTTTTAATGGCCGGTCCTATACGGCTCTTGATATCGACAAACTCAAGTCCGTTTCCGATTTTTACCGTGATCGTGCGATTGCAAACGGGGAAATTCAGGCGGATGCGAGGACTCAAAAGGTGTCTGTCTCATACGCCAACATTCCCAGAGGGCCGGAACAATGGTGAATCAGGTAAAACAGGCTATTGCCCGTTGGGCTTACCGTGCGCTTGTGCAGTCACCCTCCCGTCCGCTTCCGAACCCGTCGATTGTCACCGTGGATGAAGCGCTTTCCGGAGGAAAACGAAAACTCTCCTGGGCGCTGACCCGCGATCTGGAACAAAATTTTATTGTCGTTGGCTGGGCGGTGAACCAGCACCTTTCCTACACATCATCTTTCAGTTTTCAGGCGCGGACACCGGACATGGCGTTCAATTCTTATCTGGAAGAATATTGTTACGAACGCTTTGGAAAAAATAAGATTGACATTGCCGGGCGCATGTCCCTTGACACGATCTGCCGGGCGTTCATGGCCTCCAAAATCTGGGACGGTGACGCGGCGATCATCAAGACAAACCGCGGGATGCTTCAGCTTCTGGAAGCGTGGCAAATTGCCAACATGCCCGGCTCCCCGTCGAACGTAACGGGAAACGGTCTCGTGTTGGATAAACACGGGCGCGCAGTGAAATACGCGGTTTGCGTAAAAGATAAGTCCGGATCACGCTTTGAAAGCCTCGTAGACGCGGAAAATATGGTTTTCGACGGCTATTTTATCAAGGCGAACCAGACGCGCGGCGTGTCTCCGCTCATGCCGGTTATCAATTCCGCGCGTGACGTGATGGACGCGGAAAGTTATTATCTCTTGAAAGCCAAGATTGCGGCCATGTTCGGGATTGTGATTTACCGCGATCACGGCAAAAAGGGCGCGTATGACTTTGGTTATGAAAATACTTCCACGGAAGAAACCAAGCCGAAGCTGGATTATGAAATTCGTCCGGGCTTGAAGCTGGAGCTGGAGAAGGATGAAAAGGCCCAGTTTTTGGAGTCGAATACCCCGCCGATGGAATTTCTGAACTTTGCAACGTTCCTTTTAAGGCAGATTCTTTGCTCGCTCAATATTCCTTACACGATGTATGACTCCTCCAGCGGCAACTATTCCGCATCCCGTTCCGACCTCAACCGGTATAAAAACGCTACGTCTGACGAACGCGCCAAGATGTTGGCCGTCTATGACGACATTACTGATTTTATCCTCCGTTACGATATTCTTTCCGGAGCCTTGAAGCTCCCGCGCGGAATGACGTATGAGTCCGTCAACTGGGAGTGGATTCCGACGGCCTCTTTCGTTATTGACATTCCGGCGGAAGTTGATTCCCGGATCAAACTGCTGGAAAAGGGGTTGACCACCCGCGCGAATATTTCTAAGGAACTCGGGACCGGAAATTTCTTCCGGAACGCGGACGCGCTGGCGGCGGAGGAAAAATATCTCAAGGAAAAGGGCGTGACGGTTTCGGTTGCCAGTCCCGGAGCACCGACGACCACGCAGAAAGATGAATCCGATTTGACATCTCAACAAGATAAAAAGGAGTGATGTTATGCCGATCCCCGAAAAATTCAAAGCCGCTCCGCCCGCCGCCGCTATGCGGCTGGTGGCTTCCGATCCCGTGCAGTTGTCCGAAAAGCCAGATGCCGCCGGGAAAAGCATGAAGGTGCATATCAAGGCACGCTCGAAAATGAGCGTTGATAGTTTCTGGTTCGGAAAAATGACGCATGATTTTTCCACTATGTCCATGCCGCCCCGGCTGGCCATTGACGACTCGCACGGAAATGAAATCGGTTATGGCCGTCCGTATCTGACCGAATGGGGCGTTGAGATTGACGCCACGATCATTCCGAACGCGGATAATCCGACGCATGAGGCGAACCGGATCATTTACAACCTGTCCAATGATATTCCCCAGCAGGCCAGCATCGATTTTTCCGGGGCGTTTGACATCGAAGTCGTCAGTGAAAGGCAGTTTGCCGAGGTCAACGGCCAGAAGTTTGAAGGCCCCGGCGTCATCTTTCGGAACTGGTCGCTCCGATCTTGCGCAATCTGCAAAGAGGGCGTGGACCCGAATACGTCTTCGACTCTTTTGAGCCAGGGACAGACTCCCGCCCCGCGCAATGTGACCGAGGCAAAATTCGTGCTTTCCGAACCGCCGATTGCCGCGCAGCTCACCCAGACTCCGGCGAATACCACCGAAACAAATTCCGCCGCTGGCGCAGAGGGAAACCAGCCCGCGACGGGACTCACCAATACGGGCGCAGACACTCCGGAACAGCCCGCACCGGCACCCGCTCCGGCTCCGGAACATGCGGAAGACAGCGACAAACTCGCGCTGGAAACCAAGGTAAAAACGCTGGAACAGGAAAACAATGAGCTGAAACAGAAACTTTCCGCTCTGCCTCCCGCCGGCGCGCCGCCTGTTTCCATGTCGGAGCCGTCGAAGTCGAAAGAAGAACTCTGGAAGCAGTATTCGACGCTTTCCGCGTCTGATAAAACGCTCTTCTGGAGAGAACACAGGAACGAAATGAAATCCAAATAAGGAGTATGAATTATGCCCGGTAATACGCTTCAAAATGTCTCTCTCGCCGAAATTTCCCAGCGTTCGCTTGAAACGCTGGTGAATGTTCTTCCCGCCTTTGATGTTTTTTCCAAAGATTTCAGCGATGAAATCGCGGTCGCTGGGCAGTCTGTTACGACTCACCTCGCCGGACAGCCGACTTCTGGCACGATTGGGGCGGGTGGATATGCCGCCGCCGCACAAGATGCGAGCCTGACCTCCCGGACGGTTTCGATCGGTGATCCCGAGGGGCTTGTTTTGGGCTTTACGGATTCCGAATGGAGCAAGTCCAATATCGACCTCATGGAGCGGTTTATTTCTCCTGGAATCAATGCCATTGCCGCCGGAATGATCACCAAGGTTCTGGCTCTCGTGACCGCCGGAAACTTCGCGAACTACAAAGCGTTTGTGGACGCTTTCGACGCAGATTCCCTCACGGACGTCGGAGAGCAGCTGACTACCCAGAAAGTGGGGCTTTCCCGTGGCTGTATCCTTAATCCGACGCTCTACACGAAGCTTCTGAAAGACTCGGCCGTCAAGAACGCGTCCGCCTACAACGGAGACAACGTGATCAAATACGGGCGGATTAACCAGCTGGCCGGGTTCAGTCCCATCATTCAGTACAACGCCATGCCGGAAGGACTGAACGGTTTTGCCGGCGGCAAAGAAGGGTTGATCGTCGTTTCGCGCGTTCCTGCCGTGCCCGAGACCTTCCCGGGAGAAATTGAGACCGTGACCGACCCGGACACCGGATTTACCATCCAGCTCCGCAAGTGGTATTCTGCTGACCTCGGCAAGTATTTCCTCGCAATGGTCATCATGACCGGCGCGGCCGTCGGAAATGCGGGCCAGATTTGCCGGATCACCTACTCAGTGACTCCGCCCGCGGGGTAATCCATGAACCCGTTTTCGAGTGACAGGTTTCTTTCGGACGCCTACTTTTCGGAGACGGTAACGATTGCGGGGACTTCGGTCCCCGCCGTTGTGACTGAATCCGAAGCGGTGGCGACGGCTGGCGCTTTCTCCTCGAAAACGGGGACATGGAAACAGGTTTCGATCAAAGAAAATGCTCTTGAAACAGTTCCGACCGCCGGAGATGAAGTTGTAATCAAGGGGAAGACTTACAAGATTCAGCCCTTTCCGCGTATGGACGGCGATATGATCGTGTTCAATGTCTTCGCTGACCAGAGGTTCAAAAAGTGATTACTTTCGAGACAAACGCCCCGGAAATCGGGAAAGAACTTGAACGGCTCCGCACGGAATTTCCAAAAGAGTTTCGGCGGGGCATGTCCACGCTCGGAATTGCGTTCCGGGGGCGGATCAAAAAGGCGTTGAAACAGGGTTTGACTCCGGACGGTTCCGTTCCGGAGTTGGCCGCTTTGACGTTGGCGCTCCGGAAGGTGCGCGGACAGAAGGTCAAAGGCCATGGAGGTAAACTTCAGGATGCCTTGCGCTATAAGGTCACTGGACGCGGCGCGGAAATAACGATGATGGTAGGTTTTACGGCTTCCCAGACAGCGGCCAAAGCCTCCCAGCATCTCCAGGAGTCCGGGCAGAAAACTTTCACGCCGGAACAAAAACGCTGGCTCATTGGGCTTCTGATCCGTGCCAAAGAGGATAAAAACAGCATTCTGGAGACTGCTGTGCGTCAAGTGTTGCGTGTTGGGTATCTCAAGCCGTCCCGTTCGTTTGTCGCTCCGTTTGAGCCCATGCTGGCGGCGGATGCGCCCCGGATCGTTAAGGGGCGTATTGATTCGATCATCAGAAAGGCGGGTAGAAAATGATTTTTGAGCATCTGGAAGCAATCGCAAAAGTCCTGAAAGAGAACAAACCGGATTCCGAAGTTCGGATCGGGACGGATAAGTCAATCCCGTTTGAGGTTGATTCCGCGCCGTTTATTATGATTTCTCCGGGAACGTCCGGGGCGTCGATTGCTGAAACCGATAATGCCGACGAATTTTCCGTCAATATCGACTTCGGAATCGTGGATGAATCGAGTTCGGAAAATGAGGATGGCGTTCTCGTTTTTTCTGGTGTCAATGCGCTTGATGTGCTGGCCGGATCGATCCGGGAGGCGCTGCTCGGCGCGGTCGATGGTTTTTATCTCTCACAGTGCGGATTTTTTACGTATGATGAACAGTTTCCGCTTTTTGTCGGAAATCTGTCTCTGGTTTTTAAAAATGAAGGTTTTCTCTAACTCAAAAGGAGGCATATTATGTTTGCAAAAGCGGTTGTGAAATGGGGCGAAGATGCCGTGAAGGTTTACGACGCGAACGATTACGGAGAGACCGCCGAACTGATCGACGATACAAATCTCGCCTCGACGAACAAAGAGTACGTTGCGTCTGATCTGCATGACTCGGACGAAATTTCCTTGCAGGTGCAGGAGTCGGATGCTGCCAAGTTCGTCGTCGGGACTACCAAAGTGGTTACGATCACCTATGATGCGGCCACGGGGAAAACTCCGTCCACATTCTCCGCGATCGTATCCAAAAGGGCGGCTCTTGCGCTCAAGCGCGGGGACCGTATGATCCGGGAAATCACCCTTAAGCCGATTCTGCCCGTTGTCGTGGCGCCGTAAGGAGGTATGAAGATGTTGACGAAAGAACAGATTCTTGCCGCGATTGACTCGAAAATCGAGAAGGTCCCCGTCCCCGAATGGGGCGGGGACGTCTATGTAAAAACAATGACCGGAAAGGACCGCGACGCGGTTGATTCGCTCGTCTCGTCTGTTAAGGGGGAAGGCGGTTATCCCGGTCTTCGTGTGCTCATTTGCGCCCTGTGCATTTGCGATGAGACCGGAAAAACTCTTTTCTCCCGCGCGGACGTTTCTGAACTCGAAAAGAAAAACGCGGTTGTGCTCAACCGGATTTTTGACGCCGCTTCTGAACTCAATGGAATGACTCCGGAGGCCGCGCGGAAGGCGAAAGAGTCCTTTCCGGACGCGGGCGGAACGCCGGATGTGGTTCCGGCTGGCGTGGCAGATGGGAATGTCGGTTCGGGAGGCACAGCGGAGAATTGATTCCGCTGAATTTTCCGAATGGTGCGCGTTTCTGCGTCTCGAGCCGGACCTCGGAACGCGCCTCGATTTCCTTGCCAATGAATTGGCTGATAGGATCGGGCGTGTTGAGGCGACGTTCGGAGGTTCCCAGATACCCCATAAGCCGAGGCTGATTGATTGGGGATGGGAAGAGGCGGACGATGAAAATTCGGCAATCGACATGCTGGAACGCGCGGCACGGAAATACGGTAAAAAGTAAGGCTCCCGGACAGTTTCCGGGGGCCTTTTTTATTTGACATCTCGACAAAATAAAAAGGGAGTTTATTCATGGCCTCGAATTCCACATTTGCCCTTGAGATAAAATCCAACGGCGCAACAAAAAGCGTCAATGACATCAAGTCCATTGGTGACCAGATTGCGAGTGTCGGGAAGATCGCAAAGGGTGCGGCCATCGGAGGGCTGATTGTTTCCGGTATTCAATCTGGATTGAGCGTGCTTCAGTCATTTGCGGCCGGATCGATTGATGCATATAAAGAAGCAGAATTAGGGTCTGCTAAGTTGGGTGCTGTGCTCAAGGCGACGGGATATTCAGCCGGACTTTCACAGCGCGAAATGGAGGATTATGCGTCCTCCTTGCAGGATATGACCATGTATGAGGATGATGCCGTGATTGCCTCTATGCGCGTTATGGCGTCATTCAAAAACATCAATGGAGACGTGTTTAAAAAAACTCAAAAAGCCGCCATGGATATGGCTACTGTCATGGATGTTGACCTCACTTCAGCCGTTCAGGTTTTTGGAAAAGCCCTGAATGATCCGGCTGAAGGACTTTCGAAACTGGAAAGATACGGAATTGTTTTTACTAAATCCCAGCTTGAAAATATTCAAAGTCTTGTTTCTGCCGGGAAAATGCAGGAGGCACAGCTCCTTATTTTGGAAGAAGCTGAAAAACGTTGGGGAGGTGCATCGGAAGCGGCGGCACAGACTTCAAGCGGATTGTTGAAGCAGGTTCAGAACGCTTCCGGTGACGTTCAGGAAGGTCTCGGCGGTATTGCTCTTGAATTGTTTTCGTTTTCTGGAATCGGCGACTTTTTGAAAGAAAAGCTCGGCTCATGGGCTACATATTTGCGGGATCACATGCATGAAATAGCCTATTCCGTTTCTTCTGTAGGTCTCCAGATTGGCGCAATGGCGGAAAAAATATGGGTTCTTTTTGACCCTATCTGGACAGGAATCACAGCCGGAATACAGAACATCGGAATCATGGGCGGTTGGCTGTATGAAAACTGGGAAAAAATATGGGACAATATGGGGGATATTACCATTGCGGTAGGAAAAGATATTCTGGACATTTTTCTGTATATTCCGAAGCAGATTCTTGCCTATTGGAAGGAGTTCGGAAAGGCCCTGTGGAAATCCATCACAGACCCTAAAAATATCGGAGAAAATTTCTCGAAAATGTTCTCCAATCTTGCGGAAAACGCAGTAAAGGATTTTGCCAATTTTGGGAAAAATACTGAACTTGCTCTTGGCAAGGCTGGTGTCTCCGATATGCCACAGCTCAAAAACGCTGATTATTCCGGATGGACTGATACAAAAAATCGCTTTGCTGAAATTGACAAGCGTTATGCGGGCTATCAGGATAAACTCGACAAAAAACTCGAAAAGGCATACGACAAAGATAACGCAAAGGGGATCAAAACACCGGCTAAAATCGAGGTGGCTCAGGTCGCCCAGCCAGAGGCGAAAATAGAACCGGCAAAGGTGGAAGAACCCAAATATGCCGCCTTCGCGGAAAAAGGCTCACAGGAAGCATGGAAAACGATTTTGGCCAACCAGCCGGGCGCGAAGTCGGACATTGCCGAAAAACAGCTCTCGACGCAACAGGCTATCAAAGACAGCGTGGACAAGGTTGCTTCTGTCATTCAGGCGATTCCGACAGCAAAAAGCGCCGCGTCTGGAGGTGACTGGTTTACCTCGATCATGGGCAAGCTGATCCCCGGTTTGGACTTGAGCAAAAAGGCGGAAGCTGCAAAGCCCGGTCCATGGATCGGTGCGAAAGGCGTTCCGGCGATTCCGGAAATTCCGGCAATGCCTTCCGTGTCGATTCCGTCCGTTGCCTCTTCCGTGGCGGCAGCAATGAACCCGGCATCGTTTTTTGCGCCGAAGTCCGCGGGCTCTATGATTGACCAGTCCGCGGCGAAGGCGGCCGTTTCCGGGTTCTCCGTCTCTGCAAAAGCGGCGAAAAAAGACGTTGTTCCGGAAAAACAACTGAAGGTTTCAACTGACATCAAGGTTATTTCTACTGAAATCAGGGACGCAATCA